CCAGTGTGAACTGGGTCCGGGTATTTCCCGGGTAAGCTATCCCTTATGTCTGGGTATTAGACAACAATGTTATCCTCTAGAATTAATAGAGGATAATTTCCTTATATTAATTGAGGATACATTGCTAATTGTCTAATACTGTCTTCGAACTTCCCTACGATATTCATTGAGTGGATATATAATAGTTCTGTTTTCTTATTAAAGTAAACAGACCTATCGGTGGTTGGAATTCTGAGATTCTTTAATAAAGGATCCCAGTTTCCTCCACGGATAGTATCTATTATATACGCCTCTCGTTGAGATCGTAAGTAGTCCTCTGAGATCAATCCCCATACATGTGTGTGAGGAAGGGACTCAGGAAGACAGATAGAATCTTCGAATCCTATGACATCCATAAGTGATGTTAAGTACATAGTGATTGATTCGGCCACTTGGCCTAACCCATCATTATATTTCTTATCATCAGTTATAGATTCAGATGAATCCACGAAGCTTAGCATAATCGAGTTGATTAAGACATTATTTGTCTTTTCTTCGTCGAGTTTGCTAGCTACGACAGTAGAAATCTTTTCCACAAAAGGAATTAATTCCAGTGCCGAAGCTTTCTTCTGAAGGATGGACATTATTGTCCATGCTTTCTTCATATGAGTCACCCATCGTCGTCTAATACGGCGAGGGATGCCTCTAAAAGAGAGCATATCATCCAAGGATTCTATACATTCAGAAGCTGAAAACCACCCTTTACTCACTGCGTTGTCCAGGACCTGAATTTGGCCGGTTAACCGGTTACGTTCAGACCACAGACCGCTCAGCGGAAAAGGGCTTATGTCCTCACCACACCAATGATATCGCTTAGCGAATTCAAAGAAATGCGGTGAAACATGAGTTTTCTCTTTAGACCAATGAATCCCAAGTGTCCTAATTAGTCGACAATACTCTAATGCTACTAGGCGGTTTCCTATTACTAGGTCATCACCTAACATAGCATATGGTAGTGTCTTCCAATTAACACGCTTGTTTTTACAAGCCTTCCATACCACAAAATGGTGTGCAAGGGTTGTAGAATTCCAGGAGCTATAAGCACCCATAGGATTCCCTACTGAATAATTTATTGTTTCATTATTCGGTAGTAAGAACTCTTGGGTCATTATTCTCATCCAAGCGTCGGCCCTTTCGGGTCCGATTCTTGAAGAGAGTAAATCTCTATTCACACGGATTGGAAATCTATCAGTAAAGGCCGTTAGGTCGATACTGTAGAAAACCTCACTGTGTTGTAGAGAGCTCATATATCCTGTTTGGTCGAAAGTAAAGTCCTGAGGGATTTTCCTTAAAGCTTTAAACAAATATTTGTGTAAAGGTATTAAGGATGACTGGGAAAAATAGTCAAATATGGCTACTTCTCTTGTCTTTCCCTCCTTATCAGAAAAGTAGATTAGTTTTCTAATCTTTCCTTTAATGATAGGAACAATTCTAGATAGATATGGTAAGTGTTTTCTCAAAAGAGAAATATACCTACCTAATTTATCTCCTGCTAATGTTACTATATCATTAATAACATTCTCAGGTAGAGAATATAAGTCACTAATACAATACCATAAAGCATGACCGTTAGGTCCTGCATTTGTAGTCTTGTGATAGTTTCTAAATCTCAAAGAATTATTAGGCTTTAGCTTCTTCGAATATCCTAAAGAATACCAAAACTGATCAAAGTCTGATTCTACAAACGGGTACTCCTTCATTTCCGAAGGGCCCGTTATAGTTTCATAACTTGGTTCAGCTTTAGTTCTAAAGGCTCTAGAAATGGAATAGACCGTTAACAATAGCTTTAAAAAAGGTACTGTTAGCTCGTCTTTATTCCGAACTAGATCCTTTAGGTCTTTAGGAATTCGACTGAAGTCAGAAGAGAAATCAAGTTTGTTATTTTTACTTAATAAGTAAAATATCAAAGCTCTACGTTCTTTACAGTAACGTATAGCCTCTTTAGATCCTCTTGACGTAAAAATCTTGAAGATCTTTTGAGCTTGACCTCGCAGAGATAAAGGTAGCTTGGTGCCTCGATTCTTTTCGAGGTGCTCCAGCCACTTAATAGTAGCCAGAGCGAAATTTCTAAATTTATTTAGGTTTTTCATCTGGCATTAAGTGGGTAGATTCAGCAGACATTTCTGAATGCTGGTATGGATTACCAATTGTCCATACTGGGTTGCTCTATGAGCAATATCCAATTGATTGGACCCTGTACCCATACAGGGCATCTTAC